TCCCTTGCATCTAAGAAGCTTTTTACAAGCATCTGTATTCTTACGTTAATATCTTGGCTACCATTCTCCATCCTAGATATTACGGAGCGGTTTGGTTCGCCTTTACTAAAGTATCCTAAGTATGCGGCTAATTCTGCTTGCGTTACACCTGCTGATACTCTCATTGCTTTTAAAGTATTACCATCAATATTCATTTTGAATCCTTCTCAGCTTTTGCTGAATTGATATTTTTTAACATAAATTCTCTGTATGGCCGCATCTTTACATCAATGCACGTATCGCAGACAAAAGCTATTGGTGCGCCTTGTCCGTCATACTCCATCCAGCCTTCATCTTGTTCACAAAAATGATGCTTTAACATTGCCTCAGTATATTTCATCATCTTGAACTTCCATCCTTACGCCAAGTGTTTGCTCCCTAATTGCGCTTGATAGCGTGTCTTGCAACCCTGTTAATTCAGCAGTAAAAACTGGCTTATCTCTGGCATCAATTTTTCTTGATACTACAGCTTCAAGCAATATGTAAACCTGCTGTTTAGTCAGGGGTATAGATAAAACGTCCATCACTCATCCTCAATTATCAAAGACAGTATTTCCAAATCATCTGCATCTAACGTACATTGCAAAGCAAGCATCGGGATATCTGTAAGGTTCTGACCATACTTATCCTCACGGCTCTCAAGAAAATCTGTCAAGTTCTGCAAAGAATTATTTGATTCCATATTCCACCTCATCAAACCATTGCCAAATCTGCTCTTTGCTTTTCTCCCAAGCAGTCCCAAACATTCTGGACATTGAACTATCTGCTTTTTCATGCCCAAACTCAGCAACAAAATCAGGATAGTTATACTTAATACAAGCCAAAGTAAGCTCATCAACAACCTCTTTTTTATTAACCATATCAAAATCAAATATTATTTTAGTCATAATAACTCCAAGTTTTTACAATAGTAAACTTTTTTTGCTCAACAAGCAACCCAAATCGTACTAATTCCATCTATGCTCATTACGCAAAATCAAAACATTGCCTAAAATTCCATGCACTGCAATCCTTACTCCTTCACCTGCAAGCATCGCTGTACCTGCTTTGTTCTTTGGCAATACCTTCCCATCTCTTGATCTGCCATCTTCATTCATCAGAACTTGAGATCTATCGCGAAGAGTCACAACTTGCACATAGCCATCAACAAAATCTTGAGCTTCTTTGAGTGTTACTTTGTGAGCGGATATAACAACGATAGCATCGCTATCATCATTGGTTATTTTGAACGGTGTTTTGTTAGACATTTTTTTCATTCTCCACATATCTATCAATTACGTTTGCAAGCTCATCAAAATATATATTATGCAAAACTGTGATGCAATTACCGTTTGGCTCAATAAACTCAACAGTATAGGTATCATTCCAAGCAAGGTTTATCTTAACTTCACCTGTAAACAAGTATCCGTTTACCATCATTGAAAGAAAACCTCGTCCTCCCTCACTCTCATCAGCACTGCCATAAACTCTATGCGCTCCCCAGCACATCATCATTTTTCTGCCTGAGTTTCCACGAGCATCAACACCGCAATGTATCTGCCGCAAAATTGTTTCAGCAATTAACATATCCATCTTATTTGCCCTCGTAGGCTTTGCGCCCATCTTCATAAATGCTAATAATAAACTGTGCTTCAGCGGTTATACCGTGATGCCTTTTTAAAGCGCTCTTGTACGCTTTACGCAAAGCGCCTTGATCTAAGAATTTTGCACCTTTTGCAACTTGGTTCATTCCGTGCATCTGGCGAGTAGCGTTTAGAGTTCTAAAATAATTTTGCATTTTAAGTACCTTTTATTAGTTAATTTGTTTTAACAAGTTTAGTATAGCATACATTAACAATAAAAAAAGCCCGTTTCGTACTTATTTTTTATTTATTTTCGTAAAGATACTTTGCAAGTTCTTGTCCATAGGTTTCAGACCTGAAGTGTTGCGCGAAAAATTTAAACTCATTGCCGAATTTTGTATGCAATTGACTGTGATGAAAATAGCAGAGTGGGACAGCGTTTCTGTCATCTGCCCTCATTCCCATACCCCGACCACCGACCCAAGGCTTCATTAGATGGTGCGCTTGAGTAGGTCCCTGACATGAAATATCTTTGACACAACATTCCATTTCGCAGATTGCCTCAAGATGTTTACGATCTTTAACTCTATCTTTTTTCATAAACCTTTGACCTCAAAAAAAACGCCCATCTGGGATGAGCGTTAATATTACTACTAGGGGGTTTAAAATGGGATATTATCATCCTTAAAGTTGTTTGTCGTTTGTTGCTTTGGGTAAGGTGTTTCTCCATCGCTTTTTGACAGAGATATGCCTAGATAATTCTGTCCACTCTTGGCGACATTATTCCAAGCACCAAATTTGTACGGCTGTCCATCAATGGTAATTTTGCCGCTTACATCAGGTGACTTTGGATTTTGCTTATCTTCTGGGGCATTGACGTAAACTCTACCAGCGGATACCGCGACCTCGTAAATATCTTCGCCTTTTTGAGACTGAGCTTTTACAAGGGAACAGTATCTAGTTGCTCCATTAATTGTAATCGTGCCTTTGCTCATTATCTGGCAGTTGCCATCTACAAAAAACGCGCCTTTTAAATCTTCATTGTCACTCATGATGCTTCCTCGTTATTGGTAATTAATCTGTATTTGTAACCCTTGGCAAGAACAGCCTGTCCATACATCCAAGTCTTTATTTTTTCTTTGGTAATGATTTCACCTGTAATTGGCAAATCGTATTTTTTCCTAGAGCTATGCCTTCTAAGCTCTCTTATGCCAGCGCTGATGGTTGGCTCTCCATAAAACACATCGTATCTTCTCTTGATTTCTTCTTGCAGTTCCCAAAAAGTCCAAGGCTTACCATCAGACATTATTTCTACTAAACAGCGAGTTAAACTATTACTCATCATGCACCTCATTTTTCATATAAATTAATTAGCTGGTTAAAGCTAGATTGAACGGCACTCCCATCTGGGCTATTACTATGTGCCTTTTGTATATACTCTTTGCTATCAGAATATATTTCTTTGCAAGCATCGCTATCTGGTGTTGCTAGATGCTTTCTGCATTCGTTTAAAAATCCACTCTCTCCAGTGGTTGCCTGAATGAGAGTATCTTTTTTCATAATTTTATAGACGGTATTGGTATCGCCATCCAGCAATGCAGACATTTCATCTGCTGTTACTTTCATAACATTCTTAACTGCTTGCTTTGGCATCTTATAAACCTCATCCGTTTTCTTACGCTTTATCATAGCGGTTTCAGCATCATCATCTTTCTGATGTCCAATGCCGCAAGCCATAGATAGGCTGTAACGCTTTGCATAAGTCAACGCAGAACCATAGCCCTGTGGATCGCGCTTATCTGCTGGCACATGAAATCCACCAGTGCGTAACTCTCCACCATGCCCATAAAATACAGTCTCAACACATACACCAATATCTGATGGGTGAGTTACCTGCTGGAACATAACGCCATTATCATTTAACGGTGGTTTAACGGTGGTTATCACCTCCTCAAGGGTAGCGTAATCACTTTTAAAATAAGGGTTCTTGCCATCTTTGCTTGCGTGTGTAATAGTTTTTTGTGCCTCTATTAATGCGGCAATTAGTTTGTCATTCATCATATTCTCCAAAGTTTTCTTGCGGCAATTCTCTCTCCATCTGACCAGCGCCAATCATCCAAGTCAGGAACCATTAGACTTGCAATCTCAGCAATATCATCAGAGTAGCTAAGTAACCGCATCATATTTTCAGCCGCTTGCTTAACAACGACCATGTGGGCATCAACATTACCTACAGGCATAACCACAACCTTTGAAGCTGTTTTGTTTGCGTGTACATAATCAACGATAGGGTGGCAATTCTCAGCCGTAGCATATATAGATAACTGTCTACAGGTTGCCGTTGGAACTTTGTTTGGCAATCTGCTTACCGTTTTAATATCTCGCACTACGCCATCGTACAAAAGATCAAGGTATCCAATAATAGGTATAGGTAACTCATCAAGCTCAAGTTTTATTTTTTTCTGAGATGCTAACGGTGTGCCTAGTGATCTGAAGTGTGGTATTGCAGGGGCAAGGTATCTTGATAGGTTACTGCGCTCTGACTCTGCTCTTGTTGTCATCACAGGAACTTTATCATCAACAGCAGTTTTATATTCTTCATCAAAAGAGTTTTCAGCCCACTCTATAATCTGAGCTTCACTTACATCAGGCTCTTCTATAGCTATAGTAATAGCCTTATCTACTGCTGTGCCTCTCCACATAGCAGGTATACCAAATCTATCTCTATAGCCAGATACATGGAGAATCCATCGCTGTGGGTTGGTTATAAACTCGTTGATTGAGCTTGCGCTCAAGTGTCCAACATTGTGGTTTTCAAAGGAATTTTTGCTCATACATCGCGCACCTTTTATTAGTTTGTGGGCTAATTATGGGACAAATTGGGTTGATATGCAAGTGCTTTATTGTTAGACTGTAAAAACTAAAGGTGAGACTTATGAAATTATCAGCTTGGCTAAAAGAAAATAAATTGACTCAAAAACAATTTCTTGAAAGAGCGACTAATGATTATTCTGGTAGCTTTAGCTATCACGCTCTGGTTAAATGGTGCAGTGGTCAAAGAATACCCCGACCTGAAGATATGAAAGTAATTCATCAAGCTACTGATGGAAATGTAGCTCCTAACGATTTTTACCTCTTGCAATAAATTCTGATATAGCCCATTATGGGCTGATGAGTACAGATGCAATAAATTGGGCTAGACCTCTACCTTGCCCAAACCCTACTACAAAGCTCGTTCTATTTATGCTTGCAAACTATGCAAATAAAAGAACGCACCAATGCTTTCCGTCAGAAAAACATCTTGGAGAAATTTGCGGAGTGTCTGATAGATCAGTTCGCAGGTGCATTTCTGCGCTCGAAGATTTAGGCTACATAACGATACGGAAAAGGCTTGGAATGACAAACCTTTATAGGCTAAGTATGGACACCAGTGTCCACCCTACTCAGGCCACCAGTGTCCACCCCCTTAGGTCACCAGTGTCCTCCAATACATTAAATATACAGAATACAAACCCCCCACGACGAACAAGAGGAAGAACTAAAAATGATCTTGCAGGATGAACTACTAGAAAAGCATGGGTTAAATGTAAAGCACTTAGATGAGGGGAACCATAAAATAAAATGCCCTCAGTGCCAACCACCGCACGATTCACATGATAGGCCAATGTCAGTTGAAATTGGTTACGATAAAATTGTTTTCTTTTGCCACCATTGCGAATTCAAGGGTGGGGTCATGGCGCAAAGCGCATTGGTTGGAGCGCCTCAAAAAAGTGCGCCTCAGAAAAAAACTTTTACACAAAACACCTCTACATTTCTTGATGAGTATTTTGAGAAGAGAGGCATTTCAAAACCTACTTATGAGGCGTTTAAGGTTTTTTCAGAGAACGATGAGTGGATAGGCTTTCCCTACAATGGTGAATCAGGCCAGTGCGATAACATAAAATATAGGCACAAAGATAAAAGGTTTAAGCAAAGCAAAGATCCAGTTAAATCTTTATATAACTATCAGGCAGTAGCGGAATCTGAGGTTGCAATATTTGTTGAGGGTGAGATGGATGTTTTGAGTGTGCATGAAGCTGGCTTTTCTTTTGTTACAACCTTGCCTGATGGCGCTCCAGCTAAAGCGGCATATAAAGAAAACGATAAGCGTTTTAAGTGTTTGCAAACTCATCCGCTCAAAGCCAACAAAATTATATTGTTTTGTGATGCTGATGGCGCTGGTGATAACCTAAAAAAAGAATTGTTGCATAGGTATGGAAAAGTAAAGTGCTGGCACGTTAAGCCTCCAGAAGATTGCAAGGATGCTAATGATGTATTGATAAAGCATGGCAAAGAGTTTTTACATGAGCTTATAAATAATGCTAGGCCATATCCAGTTGATGGGTTGTATACAGTCGGCACTTATTACAATGATGTTATGGATTTATACCGTGGCAATTATGATAAGCCTGTAAATATTGGATACCATAACCTTGATAAAATTTATAAAGTGATGAAGGGTACGTTTCACGTCTGGACAGGCATACCGAATCACGGCAAGAGTACATTCTTAGATCAGTGCCTTATCCAGCTTGGCCTTAAGCATGATTGGAAGTTTGTGATGTTCTCTCCAGAGCATTCCACAAAAATGCATATTAGGCGCTTATTGCAAATGTTCACTGGCAAACCTTTTGATCAAGGCTTCAATGGTAGGATGTCTGAGGAAGAGGCAACCGAGGGCATGAGGTGGATACAAAAGCATTTTTACTTTATAGAAACCAGAGAGCATATTCCTAACATTGATAAAATTCTTGAGCTTGCAAAGGTAAGCATTCAGAAGTATGGATGTAATGGTATTGTTATTGATCCTTATAATGAGGTTGATGCCAGCCGCAAGGGTAGTTATAGGGAAGATGAGCATATAAGAGATTTCATTAGCAAGTGTAAAAGGTTTTGCAAGATGCACGATATTACAACGTGGGTTGTTGCACATCCAACAAAATTGCAGAAAGAGAACAACGGATACCAAGCTCCGAGCGCTTACGATATAAGTGGCGCGGCTCATTGGCACAACCAAGCTGATGCGGTGGTGGTGGTGCATAGAGATTTTGATAATAACAGCATACAGGTCATTACCAGAAAAATTCGTGAGCAGGGGATGTACGGCCAGATTGGAGAAGCAACATTTAATTTTGATAGCGCTAGTAGGACGTTTGTAGAGCCTCCTAACGAGAGATACAGTTATGGAGGGTAGTTGCAAGGGTGGTTAAATCAAAAGGCGAGGAAGGGCTTGTTTTGTTGCTTAAACATCACAAAATACCATTTTACAGAGAGTACAGGTTTCATCCAGTTCGCAAGTGGCGATTTGATTTTGCGATTGGTGACTTTCCGAATCTGACAAAAATAGCGGTTGAGGTGGAAGGTGGTGTCTATTCGCAGGGCAGACATACGAGGGGGTCAGGATATTCTGCTGACCTAATAAAATATAATACCGCGCTGTTAGATGGATGGAAGGTACTTCGCTATACAACCAATCAGATAAGCTTTGCGGTGGTAGAAGATATAAAACTTTTAATTAAAAGGAGTAAGTTATGACTGATAAACAAAATTTTATGGAAAATACTATGAGGGGAGCATCTCATCTTTTAAATCAACGACGGATTGCAGAGTCAAAAAACCTGTCTGATCCAGTGGACCAATGCTTAGAAATATGGTCGCAAGCAATATCCAATTATGAAAAGGCATCTTTGCAGTTAGCAGAATCAGAGGCCAGCTTTAAAGCATGGGAAGCGGCTATCAAGATGGCGCATATGAGGAACAAAGCATCTGGAGTTATGGCAGAGGGATTGGTAAGAACGCATCAAGATTGGGAGCAACGGTATCTGGATGTGCAAACGCTTGGAGTCAAAGCTGAAACTGCTAAAAGAATATTACGAATATCAGAGGCTACTTGGGAAACAGAAAGGTCTAAACAGGTGACGTTGAGGAATCTAAAATAAAGCCCCCAATCCATAAGAGTGAGGGCTTGCTGAATTACAGCTGTCTTGGCCTCCATCGTTGCAAGTTATTCTGGTGCGAGTAGCTATGTGTTAGAGCGTCTTTAAGCAGGGTGTTATCCAGTTTAAAGTCAAAGTAACCCACTGCTATACCATTTAGGTATCCGCTGTTAGGAGGGCATACAGTGTGTTGTTCCACCATAACATAAATCATAACCAACCCATGTTTTGTTTGGATAAACCTTTTGGTGTACAGGTTAGGGAATCCCTCATATCTGTCCAAGCTCTTTTCACACTCATCCGTTATCTTCCATAAACCCAAGGGTACTGAGTCGGTGCTTGATGCCTCCTCTACATCAGCAACTCCTCTAAACTTTAGAGCGTGTCCCTTTAGCTCATAGCTGGTGACAGCTTTTGCATTAGGGCATCGGAAGCTCATTTGATCTTTGTTAAGGTTAGAGCCATAAGCTCCATATAAGTATTCAGTTATTACGTTCATCTTGATGTTTCCTTTTGGTTTAGTAATTTGTTTATGCCAACTCATCTTTGCGCTCTGCAAGGTAATCTTGAATTTGGTTAGTAATGCCGTGGTATATACCTGAATCTGAAACGCTCAGTGATCTAGCCTGTGGGCGCTGGAAGTTTGGAGCTGAAAAACAGTTGAAGCGCTCCAGAAAATCAACAGCGCCATCACAGGTAAGTGATCCATCAGTTACGCGGTGGTAAGTGTTTAGCTCTGGATTAGCAATAACTTGCTCGTTTGAATCAATTGCTACATTCCAAGCTTGAGCAAATCTATTCCAAACCATCGTGCCACCAGCATTCTCAACAACATTACGAACTTCAGAGTAAATCCTTTTAGCTGATGGGCGCTTTGCGCGAGAGTTTGCGGCCATCTCAATACTGCTCTCAACAAACTGCATGAGGAACGAGAGCCAGTTGACAATTTTCTTGAACTCAGTGGTTCCGCTGTGCTGGCGAAACTCCATAGAGCCGCGAGTGTGGATGTTAGTTAGGTTTACTTTGTAGTAACGCCCAGCCGCTCTAGCCGCATTTGGCTTAGTAGTAGCACGTTTAATGCTATTTTTAACCATGCTAGTGCCAGCACACCAGCGAGGGTTGCCCCTGCGTGAGCGAGGCATACAAAGATCAATTTGCTCCTCGTATTGCTCGTAACGAGAAAATACAGTTTTGATTTCGTTTACGTTCATTTCCCGACAATCTAGGTGAACGTGTAAACCACAGCTACGGTTTACTGTTACACCCTCAACAGAATTGAGAGCCTCAAGAACTTTGAACAGCTCGGTGACACCTTCAGTACCTTGCAAAATTGGGCTAACCAATTCTCCAGCATAACCACGAACACTGTTAAGCGAGGCATCAGAAACTACCTTCCAGTAGCTAGTGGTAAGGTGAGTATAACCAGCAAATGAACACTCAACACCCTCCACCTCATTAATAACTCTAGCAACCTGCCGAGGGCAAGCGCCTACAAACTCAACTTCAATTCCGAACTTCTTATTGCTAATTTTTGGTAAATTCAACATTTTCAAGCACCTTTTATTAAGTTAGTTATTTATTCAACAAAGCTATAGTCGCACATGATGTTTCCAAATGCAAACATTTATTTGCACAAATCGTACTTTTTTTTATTCTTTATGGGCTTTTCAGCTTAAAGCGCATGATGTACAATGAGTTTTAGACTTAAAAAGTGAGTGTCAGATGACTACAATTCATGCCAAAGATGTAAAGCAAATGCCTGTCGACGAGTTAATTCCTTACGATAGAAATCCAAACATTCATAGCAGTGAGCAGATAATTCAACTTGCAAATAGCATCAGAGAGTGGGGATTTACTGTGCCAATATTGATTGATGAAAAAGAGGTTGTCTTGGCAGGACATGGTCGATTGTTTGCGGCTAAATCTTTAAACATGGAAACAGTCCCATGTATCACTGCTACAGGTTGGTCTGATGCTCAGAAAAAAGCTTACGTTATTGCTGATAACAAACTTTCTGAGGGTAGTGAATGGGATAGCTCTTTATATTTTGCAGAGCTTAAAGAAATTAATAATTCTGGATTTGATTTAAGTCTGATAGGTTTTGATGAAAGTATTTCTTTAGATTTTGAGCCAAACCTACAGCCGACTACCTCATTTACAGATGTCAATGAAGGCGATATAAATAAAGCCGAAACAGCAATGTCAGATAACATGGATAGACTTACTGGAGATCGTTCAGCAAGAGGGACGGAGGTTATGTGTCCGTATTGTGCTGAGACGTTTACTTTTGATGGCATTTAGTCCAGAAGTTCAAGTCAAAGCATTATCTCAAGTGCTAGAAAAGCATGATTGGATATTTGCCAAAACAATGCCTAAAAACCCTCATTTTTATACAAGAAAGAAAGATTGGGACGATCCAACATTGTTTATCAAGTGCGCTCATAAGATAAGAGAGTTTGGAAAAACTGAGATGTTTCGTGGTTGGCCTTATGTTTGTTTTAATTATAACGGATATAAATATTGGGTAATGGATAAAAACCCGAATGATGCAGTAATAATAAATCGGAAGGTGTTATGAGATATATTTTAAGAACTTGCGCTGGAAGAGAGCATTATGCTGATTATGTTAAGAAGTGCATCCCATCGGTAGAGGTTTGTTTTGATGATGTTGGTGGGGCAATGCAAAATTGGATTAAATCTCTTGAGATGGCTGGCAATGATGCTCACGTTAATATTGAAGATGATATTTGGATAACTGAAAATTTTGAAAAAAAAATAATGTTAGCTGTTAATGAAAAACCTCAAGAAATAATACAATTTTTTAGCATGAGAAAAGCAGATTTGAGCATTGGCAGTAGGTGGGACAATAAATTTTGTATGTCTCAATGTACGTATTTTCCAGAAAAAATAAACAAAGGAATTATAGCATTTAGTAAAAAGTACGAAAAAACTAATCATGAATCTCATCCATACGATACGATGGTGAGCGATTATCTTAAAAAAATAAAAAGAAAATATTGGATACATGTTCCAAGTCTCGTTGATCACAGGGTAGGAAAATCAGAAATTGATCCAAGAAGAGCAAGCACCAATAGGCAGTCTTTTACGTTTGAGGATGGAATAAATGGCTAACGTAAAATGGGAAGTTGAGCTAAAGGAATGGCAAAGATCTAATCCGGTTGTTTATTCTGCAAAGATTGATATACCTAATATGGTTAAAATCCCTTCTGATTCTGAACTTGAATCAATTTTTAAAACAAAGGGGTACAAGTTGCAAACTTGGGGAAGGTCTAAGAACAACGATGGTAAATATATTAAAGAAAATGATCCACATTGGATTGGCGTGAGAAAGGGTACACCATTACACATAGATATGGGTTATCCAAGGTACAGTCATCACCTTAAAGTTCGCGTTGATGATGGAATTGTTGTAAGGGGAATTGATAAAACAGAGCTTTTATTAGAAAGAGGAGTGTTTTATATATTAGACACTCATAGCCCTCATCAAGTTTTGCATAAAAAAGATAGTGCAGTTTGGAATGTTGCAGTATCAATTGACTCTCATGTTTTGCTTGATCCGATGGAGTGCATTAAAAAAAGCATTCAATTTGCCGCAACAACAAAAATAACAAAAAGATGAAAATCTTTTTAAAAGATAACGTATTTGATCAAGCAGTAGAAAGAATTACTTTTTTGTTCAGAGAGTTTGATGAAGTGGTAGTCAGCTTCAGTGGAGGCAAAGACAGCACCGTAACGCTCGAAATGGCACTACTTGTTGCTGAAAAAGAGGGCAAATTACCCCTTACAGTGATGATGCTTGATCAAGAAGCTGAGTGGCAAGCTGTTGTTGATTACGTTAAAAGGGTTATGTATCGGCCTGAAGTCAATCCACATTGGTTGCAAGTACCCATCAAATTATTCAACGCGACAACGATGGATTACCCTTGGCTAAACTGCTGGGATTTAAACGAAGAACACATGAGAGAAAAAGATCCGATAAGTATCAAGGTAAATGATTACGGTACAGATCGCTTCTACAATATGTTTCCTAAATATCTAGCCAAGCACTACGCTTGTAAATCTGTTGCGTTGCTTGGGGGTGTAAGAGCAGAAGAAAGCCCGAACAGACGAGCAGGTTTGACTAATGGCGCAACGTATAAAGATATAACCTATGGCAAGGTCTACGATGAGAAGCAGGGGCATTATGTTTTTTACCCATTGTACGATTGGAGCTATACGGATATATGGAAGGCTATCCATGATCACAAATGGGATTACTGCAAAATATACGATGAGTTTTATAGGTACGGCATATCACCCATAAAAATGCGTGTAAGCAATCTCCATCATGAAACAGCAGTTGACCAGCTTTTTTACCTGCATGAGTTGGAGGGAGATACTTGGGATGCGCTTACAAAAAGGTTAAAAGGAATCAACCAAGCCAAGCACATGAAGAAAAGCGATATGTTTAGGGCTAATGAATTACCGTTTATGTTTAAGGATTGGAGAGAGTACAGAGATCATCTTTGTGAGAACCTCATCCAAGATGAAACCATTAGAGCAAAGTTAGATAAGAAACACGTTTGGATGGATAAGAAATTCCATGACATGAATAACATTCATGAAATGTACAAATCACAAATCCTTGGCATTCTGGCTAATGATTTTGAGTTTGCAAAGATATCTAATTTTCTAGGTAGGCCAGAGACAATTAATTTCTTGAAATTTAAGCGAGGTTTAGAAATTAACTGGAATAGACCAGAGAGAGATTTAAGGTACATAAAACCCCATCAAAGAGGCAATCCAAGTGAGTGATATACCCAAGCAACCTATAAGCGATGTACAGTGGGTCTCTATTGATCTGGTAGAGCCAAACGATTACAACCCTAACTCAGTGGCAGGGCAAGAGATGAAACTGCTACATACCTCAATTAAGCACGATGGTTACACTCAGCCGATTGTTACAATTTACGATGAGAAAAAAGAGAAGTACGTCATAGTTGATGGATTCCATAGATACTTCACCTGTAAAAATAACAAAGATATATTTGATGCTACTGGAGGGAGAGTTCCCATAGTGGTTATCAAAAAAGATATCAACGAAAGAATGGCCGCAACAGTTAGACACAACAGAGCTAGAGGCCAGCACTCAGTCAGCGGTATGTCCAATATGGTTTTCTCTATGCTTGACAACGGATGGAAAGATGAGGAAATATGCAACCATCTAGGAATGGAGCCTGATGAGCTACTTAGATTAAAGCATATAACAGGGTTTTCTAAGCTGTTTGCTGATACAGAATATAACAAGGCTTGGGTAACTAAACATCAGATACGAATTAAAAAAGAATTTGCAGACGCGGAAAAGGACGTAAAAAACGGTAACGGTTGAGCTATGAATCATAAATTAACAGAGCAGTTAAAATTAGCCATAAGGGATGAGTTTGTTCATGGGGTAACTGATGAGCAGGGGGTGAGGCAGTACCCTACAATTCAATCCTTAGTATCTAAGCACGGAGTATCTAGCACAACGCTATATAAATACTCTAACGAAGAGGGCTGGCAATCTCAGAAAAACAAAGTGCAAACAGAGATACAAACCTTGCTGGATGAAGAAAGAATTACAAAAATGGTTAATGAATCAAAAAGGCTGGATGACTCATCTATACAGATAGCTCAAGCCATGCTTGGCAGGGTTGGGCGTAAATTGCAAAAAGCTTTTCAAGATGAGCAGAATAACCCCAATGTTGAGGCTCTATCTTTGCAAGATTTGAGAGAGGCATCACACGTAGCACAAAACGCCCAAAGATTAGGGAAACTAGCCTTAGGTCAGGCTCAAGAAATTTCAAAGGTATCAGCAGATGTCAGCAACCCCGAAGCCTTCCACAGAGTTATGGAGCAACTTGACGAGCTTGCGTTCGCAAGGTCACAAGGCGGTAGCAAGCCTTTACACTGATTGGCTGAGTACCGCTAGGCCGACACAATTAACGCCTCAAGGCGATTGGAATATATGGCTCATATTGGCTGGCAGGGGGTGGGGAAAGACGCGTACAGGCGCGGCAGACGCTATGCTTTACGCTTTACGCAACCCAGAGGTGCAAGTTGCAGTAATCACGCCAACATTCGGAGATATTAGGCGCGTTGCCTTTGGTGGCGTATCAGGAATATTAAAAACTTTGCCGCAGGGCTGTATGCTTGAAGGCAGGGGACAAGGTTACAATTCATCTGCATCTGAGATACGGTTATTCAATGGCTCTAAAATATTTGGTTTTTCTGCGACGGAGCCAGATCGTTTAAGGGGTCCACAGTTTCACAGGGCTTGGTGCGATGAGTTGGCGGCATGGAGATACCCAGAAACATTTGATCAGCTTATGTTTGCGTTACGGCTAGGCGATAACCCTCAGTGCGTTATTACTACAACGCCAAGGCCAACACCCCTCATCAGAAAGCTATTAGACAGAGATGATGTTCGTGTAACCACAGGAAGCACATTTGAGAACGAGGCCAATCTAGCAGAATCTACGTTATCAATGTTGAAAGAGAAGTACGAAGGGACTACCCTAGGGCGTCAAGAGTTATATGCAGAAGTGCTTGATAATTTAGAAGGGGCGCTCTGGAATAACAAAATGATAGATGATGCTAGGCTACCAAAAGACAGCCAAATAGAGTTTACTAAAATTGTAGTTGCACTTGATCCAGCGGTAACTGCAAACGATGATTCTGATGAAACTGGCATTGTAGTGGTAGGAAAAGATCAACAGAACAAGTATTATCTGTTGGACGATAAATCAGGAAAGTACAGCCCAGATGAGTGGGGTCGGCTTTCAGTTGAGTTATACTACACATGGGAGGCTAATCTAATAGTTGCAGAAGTCAATAATGGCGGTGACTTGGTAGAGAGGCTAATAAGGAGTATTGATACATCATGCAGGTACAGGTCTGTTCACGCAAGCAGAGGCAAGATGCTTAGAGCAGAACCCATATCAGCATTATACGAACAGGGCAAAGTCCACCATCTGGGAGTTTTCCCAGAGCTAGAGAATCAGATGTGTACCTACACAGGTGACAGGCCAAAACCCTCCCCAGACAGGCTTGATGCTTTGGTTTGGGGATTAACTGAAATAAGCAAATCACGCGGTGAAATTGCTTGGAGAGTTTCATAATGGCTATATTTGATAGATTTAGAAAGCAAGCACAACCAGTTAGCGTCAAAAACTCGTCTATGGTTGGTTACTTTGGTGTAGGGTCTGATCCAGTTAAAAATTACACCTATGATGAGTTAGCCGCTGAAGGCTACATGAAAAACGCAATCGTCTA